CCCAAAAGGCTGCGTTGGTTATTGCTGATAACAAGATTGCGCTTGATGCAGGATGGGATTTAAATATTTTACAAACGCAGTTTGATTACCTAAAAGAATGTGATTTCGATTTGGCGTTAACAGGTTTTGATGTTGATGAAATAGGAGAACTATTTCCTGATGAATTGCCTATGGGTTTGTGTGATGAGGATGATTGTCCTGATGCACCAATAGAGCCTATAACAAAATTAGGTGATATTTGGTTGCTTGGTGAACACCGTTTGATGTGCGGTGATTCAACTATTGTGACTGATGTTGATCGGTTAATGGATGGCTCTAGAGCTGATATGGTTTTTACCGATCCTCCATATGGTGTTGAGTATCAATCGAACATGCGTGTCAAATCTAAAAAGTTTGAGGTATTAGTGAATGACGATATTCTCTTGGATATTACACCCATAATTGAATCGGTCTCTGAGGGATGGGTTTTTGTTTGGACTAGCTGGAAGGTTCAAAATAAATGGGTTGAATTATTTTCACCCCTTGGATATCCCAATAATATGATTATTTGGCATAAACCTGGAGGAGGTATTGGTGATTTAAAGAAAACATTTTCAAGTGATTATGAGGTAGCATTGGTATGGAATCGTGGCGCTAATTTATGTGGAAAACGCATTGGTTCTGTATGGACAATTAACAAAGATGGATCATCGCAATATAAACACCCAACTCAAAAACCTGTCGCACTATCCGAAGAGGCTTTAGATAAATGCACCAATAAGAATGCCAAGGTACTAGATTTATTCGGCGGCTCGGGAACAACTCTTATAGCTTGCGAAAAATTAAAACGTAAATGCTATATGATGGAACTAGACTCCAAGTACTGTGATATAATCATACAAAGATACGAAAACTACACCGGCAAAAAAGCCGTAAGAGAGAATAGAGATGGCGACGCCTAAATCAGGTGTATCTAAACCTCATGTACCGACCGATAAAACCCGTGGAGAGGTTAGTGCGCTTACAAGTTTTGGTAATACTCAACAGGAGATAGCAGATCACCTTGGTATTTCAATAGACACCCTTGACCGTAAATATCGTGATGAGCTCGACAATAGTATTGTCCGTGCAAATGCAAAGGTGGCCGCCAAACTATTCCATAAGGCCACAAAAGGAGATGACTTATCCGCTATGATATTTTGGCTTAAAACTCGCGCTAAATGGCGAGAGAAAGATGATGACAGCGGACCTACTAAGAAAATAGTAGAAATGCTCATAGATAAACTGGTGGAATGATGAAGGACAATGTTATCCCATTGCCTATCAAAGACACTCTATTATTTGATAACCTATTATGCGATTGTAATTGCCAAACATTCTATATCTCTTCAAACTCTGTTGCTGTTTGTACGAATTGTAGAGCATGGATTGGAGGCGTTAAATTCGGGGAAAAACCTGAATAACTCATCTAGCCAGGGTAGAAGGAGTTGAGCAAACGTTATGCGTGCGCTTATTGATTAGAGGATAATACGTGAATGATTTTACTAAAGAAGAGTTAAATATTCTTCTTAAATGCATAAGATTAACCGAGATAGATCACGGTGAGTGCAATGATTTAGATAATGTTAAGTTTAAAGTTAAATCCAAGATAGACAATTATTGTGATCATGAAGGGGAAGATGTTACATATTGCCCGGGTCTTTATAGTAAAATCCTGGCAGAAAAAGAACTAACTTCACAAGACTTGCTTAAATTTTACAAATGCAATAAATGTGGAGAGTTCTATCGATGAATGATTTCACTAAGCAAGAGCTACAAGAAATCATAGAATCGTTCGATTGGATAGAAGGTGAGACATCATGGGACTGGAAGCATCTTTTGCGAAGGAAAATACAATTAATGATTGACAACTTTTGTGAGCATGAATGGGTATATAATCAGCATGAAATGCCAATATATTGCTATAATTGCAAGAAGGATTACAGATGATAATCAGTGATAGGCAGGTCATGCAATTAATTATCCTATGTAAAGATTATTCCGTAATCCTTGCTCAAAGCTCCATTATTGCAGCAGAAAATCAATACAATAGAATTAGAGACTTGTTAGATTCAATTGCGAAGCAACAATCCGAAGAGCTAAAAGTGATTGAATAAAGGGGAAAAATGCAAGAAGACAAGTTAATACGCATACTAAAGAATCTACCAACGTTTGCTAAGAACTTTCTTACAATTCACGACAAATCCGGCTATGAGCGAAAATTCCAATTAAACCGTGCCCAACTCTACATACACGAACGCCTTGAAGCCCAATTCATGGCAACAGGAAAGGTTCGCGCATTAATATTAAAAGGCCGACAACAAGGCGTATCCACCTACGTTCAAGCTAGATATTTTCATAAAATCATTACACGCAAAGGCAAAAAAGCATTCATCTTAACCCATTTATCCGATGCAACCCGCGCAATCTTTGAGATGACAAAGCGTTATAGTGAAAATCTTGACGCAGATTTATTTCCCCAGCCTGATAAAAAAAATGACAATACACTTATGTATAATGGCCTAGGCTCAGGCTATCGCGTGGGTACCGCAGGAAGCGCTGAAATTGGCCGCTCAATGACAAATCAATACTTGCACCTATCTGAGTATGCATTTTATAAAGACGCCGCCAGCATTAGCCTTGGGTTATTGCAGACGGTTGCAGAAATTGCTGATACTGAAATCATTAAAGAGTCTACGGCTAATGGACAAAACAATGATTTTTATGCTGACTGGCAAGCGGCCAAAAATGGCTCGTCGCGCTATCAGGCAATCTTTGTTCCATGGTATTGGCAAGACGAATATTGTATTGCCGATATTAAATTTATACCTAATCAAGAAGAGCAAGAGTGGCTTGATGAATTTGGCGCTAATGGCCTAAATATAGGGCATCTTAATTGGCGACGCATAAAGCTTCAAGACTTCAAAGGAGATTATAATCAAAAGTGTCGTAAGTTTCGTCAAGAATATCCCTTTACTGATGATGAAGCTTTTCTATCCTCTATCGTAGATACTTTTATTCATGTTGATCCCGTTAAAAAGGCACGCACAACCAAGGTGGAAAGCAAAGCCAATATTGTTATAGGCATTGACCCTGCAAGAAAAGGCGATGATAGAACGGCAATAATAAGACGATCTGGACGGCGCGCTTATAACCTTGAGACACATTACAATATTGATACAATGGAGCTTGCAGGTAAGATTAAACGTATCATTGAAAAAGAGATGCCAAAGAGAGTTTGCATAGATTGTATTGGAATTGGTGCAGGAGTAGTCGACCGATTACATGAGTTGGGGTATGCTGATATTGTAATAGGCGTAAATGTTGCAAATCGCGCAGAAGAGCCTGATAAATATAAGAACGTTCGCGCAGAGCTATGGGATAGAATGAGAGAATGGTTTATACAAGATATGCCTGTAGAAATACCAGATTCTGATGAGATACAAACTGACTTATGTGGCTTAGGATACAAATATGATTCATCCGATAGGTTACAAATTGAGGGTAAGGAGGATGCAAAAAAACGTGGCATGTTATCGCCTGATACATCGGATGCATTGATGCTCACATTTTATGGCGGCGAATACGTTGTGGATGGCGGATATCAGGTTAATAGATTGCCTGACCATACGGCGAGGATGTTGATTTAGTAATAGCAATTTGAGGTACGTTGTAATTAGTAAGTAAGGATACTTAAACTAAGATTACAAGGACTTACCAATGGCTAGAATGAATGAGAAAGTTGCACGTTCTGCTAGAATTGCATGTGAAAAATGGCGTGCATATTTTCATCAAAATATAGATTTATACCATATCATGCATACTTTCGTGTTAGGTCAGCAATGGTCTGATGACGAAGAAGATGACATGATTAAGACTTACAAAAAGGTGCCTTTAACGGCTAATAAGCTTGGCACCATGTCCAACTCGCTCTTAGGAGAGCAGCAGCAAAATACCCCGCAATTACAGGTAGTTCCCATGACAGGATGTGATGAGGAAGTATCACATCTTCGCGAAATTATAACAAAAGACATTGTGTTCTCAGCAGGTGCAACTACCGCTTATCAAGTTGCGGCAGGTCAAGCTGCAATCGGGGGATATGGTGCATTTTTTGTTCTTACAGATTATGCCCATTCAAAATCGTTCGACCTTGATATTCTCTATGGCTCATTAAAAGATGCAACCAGAGGCTACTGGGATGTTGGCGCAGATACCATCAACAAAACAGATGGTACACATTGTGGGTATTATACCCGTATGACACGTAAGAAATTTCGTGATATCTATGGCAAAGAGGTTGAGGAAAACATTCTTAAAACATCAAGCGTCTCTGCAACCACTGAGGAGATAGCCCTTGCTGTGCAACCTGACCAAGGCGATGACCCTTTCAACTGGTCTGATGATGAATCAATAACAATCATTGACCACTTTGTAAGAAAGTATGAGAAAGATACGCTCTATAAATTATCCAATGGAAATATATTAAATCAAATTGAAATGGATGAGCTTATTGAGCACTCTCGCGATATTAATAAGAAAAACCAGATGATAGAGTTACAACAAGAACTTATGGGTGGCCAACAAGAACCCATGATGGGAGACCAAGCTAATCCAATGATGACCAATGATGACCAATCAATGCCAAACGCCTCCACTGATGGATTTGGGATTGAAGGCAATCACGATATCTTGCCACAAGAAAATGGCATGGAAGTTGATAGATATAATAAGAATAAGTTTTTCCAGCCATCCAAAGAAGTGAAAGAAAATGAAACCATGACCCTATGGGATGGTAAAGAGATGGTGCGCATCGAGGATAAACGAGCTAGCAAAAAACATAAAATTATTCATTATCGTATTGCTGGTAACTATATCTTGGATGAAACTGAGTTTCCATCAGAGCAGCTACCTTTAGTGTTTGTTGATAACAATAGTTACTATGAGAAAAGTGGCAAACAAATTACACGCTCCTTTTTTGGAGATTGCAAAGATACTCAGCGTTACATCAACTACCTTCGCACACAATCGGCCTACGTTCTTAAGGTTAGCCGGTATGACCAATGGATTGGCTCTAAAAAGAATGTTGCATCACTTGATACTCAAAGAAACTGGCGTGACCCAACAGCTATACAAGGAATGTTAACCTATGATGAATCGCCCAACGGAAATAAGCCTGAGCAAATCAGACCACCAGAATTGTCCCAGTCCTTATTTCAGCAATATCAGCTTGCGATCGAGGACCTTTACACCTCTACAGGCCTTTACCCTGCACGTATGGGGAATAACGGCGACGAGGCATCTGGTAAAGCTATCGATGCAAGAACAAGACAAGGCTCTTACACAACTTATGTGTTCTTTAACTCCATAAATCGGGCCATAGCTGTAGGTGGGGAAATAGTCAATGAGATGATTCCTCGCGTTTATGATACAGAGCGTGTGTTAACTCTTATGATGCCTGATGAAGGTATGAAGAATATCACTATCAACAAACAAGGGGATGAGTATGGTGAGCATATCGAAAATGATATTCGCAAAGGAACCTATCAGGTTCGCCTCAAACCTGGACCGTCTTTTGAAGGACAAAAAGAACAGGCATTGTTATCTTTGCGTGAAGTGCTACAGGCCGACCCTACAGCGTTCAATTTAATAGCAGACTTGTACGCCGAGAATCTGCCATTAGCCAACACCATTGAGATTAAAAATCGCCTTAAAACCCGTGTTCCACCTGCAATTGTTGAGGCAGGTAAAACAGGACATATGCCGCAGAACATGCCGCCATCACCTGAGGAGCAAGCGGCCGCGCAACAAGCACAAATGCAGCAGCAACAAATGCAGATGGAGCAACAATTTAGACAGCAACAAATTGAGATTAAAAAGCAAGAACTAGCGCTTAAAGCACAACAGATGCAAATTGATTTAGAAATAGAACATCAAAAATTACAAGCTGAAGAAATGGAGGTGATGGGAGAAATAGAAGAAGGAAAAATGAGGTTTATGTCAGAAACGGGTCGCACAGAAGCTGATACATCGATTGCACATGCAAACAATCTAGTGAAGTTGTTAACACATAAAGTTGGTTAATTAACAAGCGAGGAAGTTATGTCTATAAGCAACATTGATGAGCTGTTGATGGGCGCTACAGGTAATTCTCAACAACCTGCAACACCTGAATACCAAGATGAACCAACGCCGGTGGAGGAAGCAAAAGATGAGGAATATGAGGAATATGCGGAAAAACGTGAGGAATATGACGAATATGCGGAATATGCGGAAGATGAAAAAAAGACTAAGCAATTAGAAACAGAAAAAACACAAGAAGTAGACGAATACGGTAATGAAAAAGAGCCTGAGAATGAGGCCATACGTGAACGTCTTGCACGTCAGGCAAGAAAACATGAGGCGGAGATTAATGAGCTTCGAGCGCAACTTTCAGAGCAAGGCGCAAGCCGCGAGGTTCAAAAGGCTGCAAAAGATTTTGAATATGATCCCGAGGCACAAGGAGACTGGCAACAACAATTAGCCTCTTTTGTAAAACAAACCGTTAACTCAATGACCCGCGAACAAGAAGAGACGCGCCATCGCCAAATAGAACAACAAGAACAAAGAGAGTTTGAGGGAAAATTTCGTGATGGCATGAGCCGTTTTGATGACTTTAAAGAGGTCATTAGTAGTTTGCCCTGTCAAATAACAGATCCAATGACCCTAGCCACTCGTGGCATGGATAATCCTGCAGCCTTCTTGTACGCCGCCGCCAAACGCTATCCACAAGAGTTAGAGCGCATATCAAAAATGCGTGACCCTTATGCGCAAATTACCGCCATGGGAAATCTTGAAGGTAGCATGCGCCGCAATAAACCCACAACCAAAGCGCCAAGGCCATTAGGTAAATCCCCTGAGGATTCAACCATACAAGATAAGCCTAAGGTGAAAGATAAAACAGGAGATGACTTATTAGCAGGAGCTGATGTCAAAAGACTAAATACTGTTAAAACAAGGTTAAGGAGCAATAGATGAGCGTTGCAAGTTATGAGTTTGACCCATGTTCAATTGATGGCAGTGATAAGATAACACTAGATAACTGGAAGCCATCCAAAAAGGAAAAAATCTTACCTAAATCCAATTGGAGAAAGGCTCAGAACAACGGCAATTTTAACCAGCAACCAGGTCTTGATGAGCTTAAAAAGATTTATATGCACCTTAAGCGCAAATACCCTGATAACCAAATTATGGACGCATTTGGCATCTCGTGTGAGACATTGGTTGCAATTAAACGAGATTGTTACGATCCCGTTGAAGGCATATCACTAGACAATCAAAGTAAAATATATAAGCAATTTGCGAAAATAGAAAAGAAGATGCAAAAGATGCAGCTTGCTATAGAGTATCTTTTCGACAACTCAGAAGCTGCAATAGACCCAGAAAAGTGCAAGACATTTAAAGCCATTATGGGCAAACGCACAAACCCTAAGAAAATAAAACCAATCGATGAGGAGGATTAATGAGTATTTTACAATATTTTCCAAACCATAAATTATGCGATGAAGAAAGGTTATGTGCTGATGATAGGCTCAAAAGAAACCCAAGAGACGATCTAAAGCTTGGACTTGATTTGATATTTGGACTAAAGGATAGACTAGACAAATTACATCCTTTAGCTACAGAGGCCTTAATGAGAATAATGACCTACTAGTACAAAAGACCCAAATAGATTGTTTATCTCTTTTTGGGTCACATTTGACAATGTTGTATTTAAAGTAATATATTAAATTTGATGCGTATAAATTCTGGTTCCATCGCCAGAGCTAAAAACAAATCGCGCGTATATATGTCTCTCCGCGAAGACGAATGGGAAGTTTAATTTAATTAATCATTCATTTTTCGTACACGGAGAGTATTATTATGGCTAATTTATTTAGAGAAACGCAGTACGTATTGGACGATGTGTTCGTACGATTTTGGAACAGTTTGTCTTTCGCACGCACAGCTAATAGAAACCTTGAAGGGGACTTCAAAAACTTAAGATTTGCTACAGGTCAAACCTTAGATTACCGCTTAGAAGAACGATATCTTGCAGGTGAGGGTGCAACTGCTACCTCTGAGGCAAGAGTTCAAATCATCAGACCTCTTTCCATTACTAAGCAATTTAGAACTATGGTTGAGTACACAGGGTTTGAATTAACATTCGATCGTGCTCGCGATGAGCCATATCTTGAGATGGCTAATGCTCCTCGTGCCAAACGTCTTGCTAACTTAGTTGAAAAATTCATAGCAGATGAATTTCAAACTCAAACTTATCAAGCTGTTGGTACTCCAGGCGTACCCGTAGATTTCAACACTATCTTAAGTGCTGATGCTTACATGACAGAGCTTGCAATTCCTGAAGATGGCAAGCGTTATGCAGGGGTTGGTCCTAGGATTGCTGCAAACCTTTCAAACGATCTCTTCAATACTTTCAATAACACAGTTAATACCGGTGCATTAATTGACGGTTTTGTTGGTCATTTGTCAGGCTTTGACTTCTTTAAGACTAACTTCCTATCACGTCAAATAGCAGGCGCTGGAGAAGCAGGTGGTTCACCTCCTGCAGGATTTTTGTTGGGTGGTATTGTTACCAACGGTCCTATTACAGGTGGTAATACAATTGAGGTGGACTCGCTAGGACAGGCCCCTGGAACTGTTGTATTTAACCTAGGAGACATTATCGAGGTTGCTGATGCAGCTGGCGTCTTTATGGTTAACCCTCTGACCTATGATGCTCTTGAGCAACGCGCGCAGTTTGTAGTAACAGCTCAGGTAATATCTGCCGATGGGGATACAGCTATTATCCCTGTTAATCCAACTATCGTTATCGATGGTGCTCGTCAAAACATATCAGCTGCCATTCCTAATGGCGCTCAGATGTTATTGCGCGCCTCTCATAACGTGTCCTTGGCTTATCACACTCAAGCTGTTGTGTTTGCAGCTCCTCCAATCAAAGAGCTTCGCGGTGGTGTTGAGGCTGTGACTCGCTACTCTGATCTTTATAAGTTAGCAATGACCTACTCATTGGGTGCGGATATCCGTAACTACGAGCAACTAGACCGTATCGACGTAATCTGCGGGGTAGCAATTAACCCTGAGTTTGCGGTTCGTATCTGCTCTTAATCCCATAAGGTTTACATGCACTGATTTTTAGTGTGTGTAAATCTTGCATGACAAAGGATGGTCAAAAATGGATGGAGAAAATGCGCTTTATTTAGGAAAAATTGTAGATAAAAAACATTTTAGGGTTTTTGTTTACGCAAGCGATGGGAAAACGCGCCTGGTTAATTCATGGGATGAATTTGAATCTCTTATGAAAACAGGTTTGTGGTTTGCATCTCGATATGAAGAAAAGCCTGAAAAAAATACAGAACAAGAGGTTAAGGGATTTACTCCACGTAGGAGAAAATAATGTCATTAACTGTACGAGAATTTGTCTTACAAATGTATAGGCTAATCAGTGCATCAAATCCTACAACGCCTTTGCATGGAGATGATGAAAAGCTTGCAGTGCGTGTCTTAAATCAAATCATGCAATCTTATGCAAGCTCAGGCCTTATGTTGACAATTGCCCGCACAGTTTCTGTTCCAATTAATCTTGGAATGCAGCAAATCGTTTTTACCGATCCCTCATATCAAAACACAACAACTACCACAGAGGTTGTTACGCTAACAACAGGATTGCCAACTTTTACTGTTGTAGATGGCACAATTTATTTTCCAGGAGATGTAGTTAGCGGCAATGGAGTGCCTATCAATACAACCATTTTGTCGGTTGTTGGAAATATTGTAACGCTTACACATAACTCAGTGTTTACAGGCCCATCAACACTTACCTTTTTACATGAAATTGTAGATCCCTCTCTTGTCTACATAAAACAAGGACGGCTTGCAAATTTAGATAGCGCATGGCTTTTATTAAGTGGTGTTACCTACCCACTCATAGATAAATCACGTGATGTATATTTATCAGCATGGAAATATGAGCCGCTGCAAGGATTGCCGCGTTTTATCATAACCTTTCCTGATACCAATATTGTCTATGCAAGATTATATCCAGCTCCTTCTCAATTTTTTGAGTTTAACTGCCGCGGTAAATTTCAGCTACCTATTCTTACCGTCAATGATGATTTAAGTCTTGTGCCTGAATATTGGCAACTTTATTTTTTATACGCTGTTGCAAAATATGTATCAAAGTTTAAAGGACGAGGGAGTGCATGGACGCCCGATTTAGAGGCAGAGTATCGAGAACTTAAAGACAATATGGAAGGTGCATCTGAGGTTAATTTGTCCATTGCAGGCGATGAGCAGTCTCTTTTAAACGGAAGCTGGCGTGTCAGGGCTGGAATTTAATTATGGCAAATAATCAATATCAAGCACAGATTGAACCATTAGATATACTTTGTTACTACGATGTACAGCGTTTTACCCAATTTGGCGCTATGGATTGCGCTAACTTCTATGGCATAAAGGTTGAATCTGGTAAGAAACAACAAGCCTTATACCCTGCCATGGGACGAGAGCATGTTCGTTTCATGAATCAAAATCACCTTGTATTTAATGGGCAGCCACGGGCTGAGTTTAAATCAATCAATTTTTTATATGTTATTGATGGCACAATAGTTTATCAATTTGATAATTTTTATAATCGCCGAGAGCTTTCTATAAATGTGGCATTGGGAGGGCCTTTGTGGTTCTCAACGCTTGCTGTTGAAACCACTGTTTATAATATGCTTACAGATGGCACAAATATTTTTGTGATTACAGAGCACCCTGATAAATCGGTAACATCGGCGATAGTCACAGATCCAAATGCCCCAGGAGGCGCAACAACAGGCGGAAAACCTTTATATGTTGCAACATTTGGCAATCGCTTTGTTGTAAGTGTTGCTAATACGCCTGATTTTTATTTAACCCAAATTGATTTAGCAGGAAATGTTAATACCTATTTTACAGATCCCGCACTAAATGCCGCTCTTAATGCAAGGGCATCAGGCGTTATTGGTCAATTTGCTGTACTTCAAAATCAGCTTTATATCATGTGCGATTTTACAACTGATGTCTGGGCAAATATACCAACTCAAATCACATCAGGTGGCGTTACCCGTGAGTTCCCTTGGAAAATAAATTCATCATATAATTTTGATTATGGTATAGCAGATCCCAATAGCTTAAGCGTTGATTTTGGTATGATGGTATGGCTTGCAAGAAATGCAAATGGCCTTGTTACATTCATAATGTCAGGCGGCCAAAAACCTGAAGTTATATCTTCCCAGGCAATTAATGTGCTTCTTGAGAATTCGACCCATGATAATACATTAAGCCCTTTTTTAACCAATGAGGTCGATGGATTTTTATATCAATATGAAAATACAATATTCTATAGAGCATCAGCCGGGCAATTTGTAAACTTTGGTGATTTAGATATCATCGATAATGCTAACTCTATTGAATATAATTTTGATACTAAAACCTGGGGAAGATGTATAGAATTAAATGGTGAGCGTTCTAGAGTATTAAAGCATGTCTATTTCTCTAACGCACATCTTGTAACAGTGGAGGGGGATACGGCTATCTATCAGATGGCAGGGAATATTTATCATAATGAGCTTAGAAATCCTGCGCAACCCGATGCACAGGCAGATGATGCTTTTTTAAAGTTTCCGATGCGATATGAGCTAGTTACAAGACAGATATTTTTACCAGATTACTCAGAATTTAAGGATGATTATGTCGAAATTGACTTTGTATTTGGGAATAAAACGTTTTTTAGAAGCATGGCGCCGTTTCTTAATACGCGTTTTATTGTTGGTGAAACGAGTACCCCCGAAATACCGGTCTATGTTTTGTCAGAAGATGATAAATTTATTATCGCAGAAGGCTCAAACACACCCACTTTTGACGACAATCATTACTACGCTTTGTTTAAACCTCACGTTGAACTCTATTATAGCGATGATGGTGGAGAAAGCTTCCTAACCGCCGATAACCGAGAATTTAGCCCCTTAGGTCAATACCGCTGGCGTATGAGATGGTATGAGCTAGGATGCTCTAGAAACCGATGCTATAAGCTTATATGCGTAAGCTCCGCCCCAATTGTCGTGTTAGGTGGCGTTAGAAATACTATGCGTGTATCTGGAGGGACAAACTAATGCTTTTGTTTCTAGACAGGATTGACTCAGCACCCATTGTAAGTTCAGATTTTGACCCACAATTTTTGCAATGGCTTTGGGTTTTAATTGATACCTTAAATGAAACCATTATTGATATACAAGATGCTCTTAATGTATTAACAGCGCAAAGCTATGCACTATTATCAGAGTCAGTGACACTAACAACAGGACTTCCAACATTTACAGTTGTTGATGGTACTTTATATAACGTTGGAGATAATGTTATAGGCTCAGGTATTCCAACAGATACGCATATTTTATCAATTGTTGGCAATACAATTACACTAACTAAAAACGCAACCTCAACAGGTGCATCCACATTAACATTTATTCCAACAATCCTTGATGTTAAAAATGGTGTACTCTTATACGATACAACCAATAATGTTTATGTGGGAATGCAATCAGGATCATTAGTAAAATTTACTACAACGCCTTATCCATAGGGAGATTGATATGAGCTGGTTATCAAGTTTTTTACATCCTGAAAGAGGTTATGAAAAGGGTCAAGAGCAGCTTGATAAGTACTATCAAATAGCTAATGCTGCACAAAATCCTTATAACCAAATGGGGCAACAACAAGGTACTAATCAGCAAAAAATCATTAATGAATTAATGAATCCACAAGCTTTACAGGATAAATGGGCATCTGGTTATAAAGAATCAGAGGCAGCTAAGAATTTAGAAAATATGGCATCTCAACAGGGATTAAATGCGGCCTCTTCTATGGGACTTCTTGGTTCTAATACAGCCCTTAATGCAATCCAATCAGGAACATCGCAAATAGGTGCTGCTGATAGACAGCAATACATGGATGATTTAATGAAAAAGTATTTATCAGGCGCAGGCTTATCACAGAACATGTATAACACAGGTGCTAATACTGCAAACAGTATGGGACAAAATGCTATGAATATGGGTAGTAATTCTGCTCAAATGGCATTTGGTCAGCAAAATGCACCAGGGGACATGTTTAGTAAATTGCTTCAAGGTATTGTGTCCTTTGCAACTCCCATGGCTCAAGGATGGGGGATGAATAAACTTGGTCTTGGCAATAATGCGCCATGGAGTACATCAGGAGGAGGCAATCATGGCTATTAATGTTCCAATGCCTCAATTACCATTAACAGGTCTAAATCAGGCTATTGCAACTGGTGGTAATTTATTTCAGCAAATCATGCATCCTGTTATTCAAAGGGAAACGAATGCGCGTGAGTGGCGCCAACATTTGGACGCGCTTGCTATGCAAAAGGCTGCACAAGGAAGATTGGCTCAAGCTGCTGCTGATGCGCATAAGTTGGCTATGATGAAAATGGATCCTCTTAATGAAGCAAGACAAATAGAGGCTATAGAGAATTACTTTAGGTCTAAGAATAATCCACCTGGTGAACAATCATCATTTGGCGTATCGCCAAACTCTGGTGATGGCTATCCTGCTCTAGCGAAGATGTTCGAAGGACAAGGTATGTTTCCAGGCGGTGAGATTGAACATGGGAATGTTGATTTATTTAATAGGCCTAATGTTAACAATCCTGAAACAGGTGGTCAAAGCACAGTTTATTCTATGAGTGTAGGGACGCCACAAGGTGAGGTTTTGATTCCTCGTATAAGTGATGATGGAAAGATATTGTCTGAAGAGGATGCAATTAAACAATACAAACAAACAGGAAAACATTTAGGTGTTTATAGCAATGTTGATGAGGCCAATAAAGCCGCACAAGCTATCCATCAGCAACAAGAACAATTAATGAATCAAAAGAAGTCCTCACCAAAAATTGGTGGCATTGATATGGAACTTATAAAGGCACATCCAATGCTTAGAGGTTGGTATAAGAAACATTATGGATTTGACCCTCTTTCTCAGGAAAAAGAGAATGTTCTTCATGGCGCTGCTAGGGACGCTGCTGATTTAGCTAAACTTAAGGAGCAAGTTGGAGAGAATAGCGAAGTTTATCAAAATGCCAAAGCACAATATGATGCTTCTTTAGATGCCAAAAAGGATTTGCGTGATATAAGGGCGCGTACAAAAGCAGGATTAAAGACTGGAGAGAAAGAATTTTTCGATCCTCAGACTGGGGAACCATTAGGCAAAGAAATCCCTTTGACTGCTAAGGAACGGGAGGCAGAAGAGGGGAATATACTTTTTAATGAGCTTTATCCTTATGTTTACAAAGGCGCTTTTCCATTTTCTGGCGAAGGTTCAATTACTAGATTAGAAAATGCTGCCGCAAATTATAAAACAGATCCCAAGGCTAGAAAATTATTTGATGATTTCTTATTGTCGGATAAGGTAATGGCTGCAACTGCTGTTAACGAGGCGTCTACATTAAAGTCCGGACATACAAATCAAACCTATAATAGACTTAAAGAATCTTTAGAATCGCAAGACGTCCCAAAGGCAATCAAAAATATAATTAAGAGATATCAAATCCCTGCATCGGCCCAATTAAAGGCAGCTATGCGTTATCAAAAAATATTGTCTGATGCACGCATCAAAGCAAGAAAAGGAACTCCTGCTACACAAAAATTATTTTATAATCCAGAACTACAGGCACAGCACGAGCAACAAGTTAATGAGGGTGTAACTGATAGTAATCCTAAGCCTGTTATTGTGATTGATCCAAACGGAAAACAATTTGAGACTTCGGAAGAAAATGCTGCTCATTTACCAGAGGGGTGGAAACGTGGCTAAATCACAGTTTGACTTTTCTTTGCTAAAACCGGTTGAATCTAACAAATCAAAATTTGATACATCTAAATTAAAACCGATTAATGAAGAAGATGAAGGCACATATCTTGATTCACTTCCCCAATCAGAAGGGTTTTTAAATAAAATACCTAGGAACATTTTGATTGGCTTAACCAATATGGGAAAATCCTTACATAATACACCTCATGATGTTGTTCAAGGAATAGAAAATGTAGGAGATACATTCGCAAATGGAATTCACTTTCCTGGGCCTGAAATTAAGATGAAAAATGAAAGAAGGTTATCTAGCTACCTTCCTAATGATACGGCTGATTATGCTCCTGCTTTTGGACAAAAAGGAGAAGGTACATTAATGGACAAATTAATTCAGAAAGGCGTTGAATATGCACCTGAAATAGCATTGGGAGGTGGTTTATTACGTGGTGGATTTAGAAGACTAAAAGGCACTCATCAACTAGATGAATTAAGAAATTCACTTAACGAAAATGGGTTTAGACAATTTAATTACCCTCAAGAAATTACTCAAGAGGCTAGAACTTATTTGCCTCAAAGTAGAGCTACAAATGAAATGATTCACCAAATGGAATCAGGTAATTTTAATCCAGCATTTTCTATGCAATCACAAGTTGGTCACCATCAAAGAAACTTTGCAAGATCTCCTTTAGCATCTGAACGATTAATGGCTCCTAGAGCTGGTGAATTAAAGCAATCAATGATAGGCCACCTAGAAAATGTATTACGATCAGAAGGAATGGATAGAGAGGCAAACCTATTAAGAAGTGGAATCAATAATTATAGAGTTTACAGTCAGGTAAAAAATGCTGTTATGCCAGTATTTAAAAAACTGGGTATTCCAGTTACAGCCCTATCTGCATTAGGATTCGGCCTTAACAAGGCAAAACAATTATTAAGAGATTAATAGTGATCGCAAATGCATTTAATATTAGCTGCATTTGCTTCACAGCATGAAGATGTTTTCTCTAAGAAATATGATATTGCCAAACATGATAAACCAAATATTAAAAAGCATAAAAGCATTACAATCTCCTAATGTGAAAACTTAATAACAACGGTAAGCAATGAACCGAACATGGTAAGGTACATTCCACCAATCAATCCCATTGTCCATCTAAAATGAGTTTTTAACTCAGAATTGATTTCTTTCAATGTTTCTTTTATGTGATTAATTGATTGCTCAAGTAAGGCAACACGAGTATCTATGCTATTTGGATAAGAAACTATATTTTCTTTTTCATTCATTTCTATTCCTATGCTAAATTTATATTGGTGATTATATATGCTAGTGGACAAAAGTCAAGCATTAATTAACTAGGAGAATAGAATGCCATTAATTAAAGGAAAGAAAGCTAAAACTAGAGCAGGGTTTTCTGAGAACATAAGGCGTGAAATGAATTTAGGGAAGCCGCAGAAACAGGCTGTGGCTATCGCATATTCAGAAGCGGGTGAGAAAAAGAAGAAAAAATAGTATGATGTGGGAAAGAAAAGCCGGGTCATTGGGTTGGCGCCCTACCGGCTTAACACACAACCAACGTGACAAGTATATCAAATGAGCAAAGAAAAGCAAAAGTCTTTTAATCACAAAAAAACGTTTAACACTCAAGTTTATGAACTTATCTGCAAAAGATTGAATCTAAAACGTCGCGAAAAAATAATCTTATTTAAGTTTCTAGGATTCCTTTTTAGGAATGATAAACCATTCGTTTATTCAATAGAGAAATTAGCACTCAATTCTGGGTATAAAAAAAGTTCTATTTTTGAATCTATAAATTTACTCGAAAATCATGGAATCATAGAAAGAGTAGGTTTTACATCTAGGGTCAGATATACCAAGGGTTCACGCATGATAAAATATTGTACTCTTGTCCAGAATCGTATAAAAAATGCACTGAGCAAAAACCAAACGCTACTCCAGAAAATGGATGAGTTTTTTCAAACTACTCCAGAAACTGGATACAAGAAAACATATTCTTCTTTAAAACATAAAGAAGCGGATTCTTATCCACAACCCCAAAAACCCCTGAAGCGGACTAATAGTCTTGTAGCCATTTCTTCTTTGGAATCAATTAAGGATATTTTAAATAAGAGATAAAATATGAAAATTCTTGATCTAAGCTAGATCACCAAAATTTGGTATAATTTATTATCATACTACTTATTTGTATTTACATATTGTTCTATATTTTTAGATCAAAATAGGTTTTATGATTGCTAAATGGTCAAAAGTAATGAAAACGCGATCACATATTAGATTCTCTATTATCCAAAACTAAAACATCGTGCTACTATTAACCAATAGCCTTTCGACACGGAGTTGTTAGATGGCATTAATAGGGGTAAGGGGTTCAAACCCAATATGGGCAGAGTTTGACTTATCAGGAAAGATATTCGATGACTCCTATTACATGTGGGTCTTGTCGAACGATATACCTTATGTCCCATTACCTGTTTATCATGGCCCTGATTTATCCTCTGACATTCCATGGACAAATCCAATTCGTTTCTTAGGCAATGGAACACTTCCAAATGACATATTCTTTGTGCCAGGAATTGTTTATAGACTTGAGTTTAGGCAAAACAATGGACTTGTGCCTCCCTCTCAATCTGATCCTCTTATTTATCTAGTTGAAAACTATGTCCCAGGTTCAGGTGGTGAAACACCAATTGATACCTTGGCAATGACAACAAGTAACCAGATAACCAACCC